TTCAACTTGCGGTTCGCGCTATGGCCGGAGACAAGGAGAGTGTAACTGGCGCAGGTTGCGGCTCAACCTTCCGGCGATTATGCAATGCGGCCTTCTTCTGCACTCCTCAGCCCTTCTTCTGCTTCGCCCGGCGGACATATACAAAAGCCTTGATGAGTCGCTGTATCGTTGGCCAGATGACCAAGAAGAGCCCAAGCCACCACCAATAGCTCCCCGTACCCACCATGAGGATTATGCCGACGATTCGAGACTCCGCGTCCCAAATCTGCTCTTTGATTGTGCCCAGTTGTGCGTTGTGCTGGATCACCTCTTCACGTCCCCACATCCTTAAATCGGTCAGGAACTCCTCATAACTAGCGTATCGCGGTAGATCGGTGCCGGGGTGAACGTCGTCGATCTTCGGCTCTGGGCGCGGCATTTCACTTGGGCGCAGTGATCTTCTTTTGCTTGGATCGCCGGGAACGACGTTCCAGTCCTGAGAGCATCGTGTCGAGTTTACGAGTCGTCTTGCCGAGGCTGGCGAGGGACTTGTCGATCTGCTTCATGTTCTTCTTGTGCTCGGCCCAGCGCGCCTTTACGGCCTTCCGGGCGGCCTCTGAGCGCTCCTTTGCGGTCAATTTGTTATTGGTGATTACCGCGCCTTTCCGCCCGCTCTTCACAAAGAAGTCACGGTCATATGTCTGTTCCGCCATGAGCGAAACCTAGCATATACGCGCCCCCTGCGCAAGAGAAAAATAATTTATTTTGTGCTTGACATACGCGCCCCCTGCGTATAGGATCGTTGCATGATGACGGAGGGCAAAGCGATGGACGAAAAGACGAAGCTGGTTTATGAGACTCTGGGTCGGCTTCAGGGCGTGGTCGAGATGCTGGAAAAGCCCGAACTCTATCGCCTCTCGCCCGAAGCTGGATTGATGCGTATCCGCGAGATCGTCGGCGAATACAAACTGAATTCGTCCGTCATCGTGACGCCGAATCTTTAACCTTTAACCGCCCCGAGCGCGTGCTCGATACACGCACCCGAGGCTAACCAAATGAACCTGACTCGGAGGCTCACATGGCTGCACGCACTCTACCAGTTCTTTCCCACCCGCAATTTCCACAGGTATTCGCCCAGGCAATCTCCCGCCAGTTCGAGCGGGTCAACCTGGTCGCCAATCTAGTCCGCTGCGACTGGGCGGACGAGCACTGCAACTGCCGGGAATTGGGTACGGTCTACCACATCCCCACAGAGCTTGAGTTCTGTGAACGGCACTTCGCCATGGTGATGGAGGTGTACGGTGAGTAACCCTCCCACCTCCGTTCCTGCCATCGTGGACGAGCTGCAGCGGCTTTTGAACGAGCGCGAGCTGGCCGCCTCCCGCGCCGTCGCCGCCTGCGCCAAAGCCGTCGCCCACCTGAATTTCGGGGACACCGAGAAAGCCACGGAAGTTCTTCTGTTTGCCCTGGCCGACTACAGGTTCATCGACGAACGCATCATCGGATTCTGCGAAACGCAGAGAAAGCGAGCATCGAATGGCAACCGCACAGCAGCCTAATTTACCCGAGACTCACCACATCGGACTGAAGCCGCCCGTCTCGGAAAACGGCGAGAACGTTTCACCGAATGCCGCTCTCGTCTCACTCACGCCGGTCGAGTTGTTGCGGATCGCCGTCTCCCGCGACGCCAACATCGACCAACTCACGAAGTTGATGGACCTGCAGGAGCGCTGGGAGAGAAGGGAAGCCAAGCGGGCCTACGATGCCGCGATGAAGGCATTCAAGGCCGAGTCGCCGCGCATCACCAAAAACTCCCGCGTCAACTTCACCACCGACAAAGGGACCACCGACTACAAGCACGCCACGCTCGATCACGTCTGCGATGCCGTCATCGGGGCATTATCGAAGCAGGGCGTCTCGCATCGCTGGAAAGTCTCCCAGCAGACGGAGTGGATCACGGTCACCTGCATCCTCACCCATGAACTCGGCCACTCCGAAGAAACCTCGCTGATGGGCTGCCCGGACAAAACCGGCAACAAGAACTCGATTCAGGCCGTGGGCTCGACTGTGACCTACCTGCAGCGGTATACACTGCTGGCCGCGTGCGGTCTGGCGACGTCGGACTCCGACGACGACGGGCGGGGCGGCGAAGCAGCGGGCGGCGTTCCCGATGCGCGGCGCGAGGAGATACTGGGCGAGCTGGTCCGCGCGTCCGACGTTGACCAGCTCCGCAAAATCTTCACCTACGCCTACCGCGAGGCCGAAAAAGCCCGCGACCGTTCCGCGATGGGCGCCTACATCCGGGCGAAGGACGCCAGAAAGCGAGAGCTGCAATGAGCGCTTATCCGGAAAACTTTCTCGACCTGGTGCAGGGCTCGGACGAGTGGGCGCAAATCCGTTGCGGCAAAGTCACCGCCTCGCGCCTGGCCGACATGTGCGCCATGAAGCAGAATGGGGAAGAACGGGCGGAGCGGCGCAACTACCGCTCCGAGCTGATCTCGGAAATCCTGACCGGACAGCCTTACCCGCGCCGCATCACCCCGGAGATGCAGTGGGGACTCGATCAGGAAGCCTTCGCCCGCGCCGCCTATGAACTGGAGCGGGATGTCCTGGTCGAGACCTGTGGCTTCGTGCTGCACTCTACGATTGAATGTTTCGGCGCATCGCCCGACGGGCTCGTCGGCGAAGACGGGCTGATCCAGATCAAGTGCCCGACTACTCCGACTCACTTGGGATGGATTCTGGCCGGGACCGTTCCCGAAGAATACAAACTCCAGATGCTCGGCGAGTTGAGTTGCACCGGGCGGGCGTGGTGTGATTTCGTCAGCTATGATCCGCGCCTGCCGAAACATTTGCAGCTGTTCGTGATTCGGTTCGACCGGAGCGCTGCGCTGATTCAGAAGATAGAGCGCTGCGTCGAGCATTTTCAGGAAGAGATCGCCGACGTGTTAGCCGCGTTGCCGGGAAAGCCGCAAGGCATAGCTGACGTGCTGGACTGGCCGAATGCGGAAGAGATGGAGTTCTGAAAAAGCAAAAGTTTTGGTAGCGCGGGAAGTGGCAGGATCGGACTAAGACGCGGAGTAGAAATCCGGTTCTAGCATCCCGAAGGCCAAGGGGAATCCCGCGCTGCCCCGCGTCAGAAAGGGAGTCATGATTCCGCAAGGGTATGTGAATCAACTCGAAAAGGCACAGAAGCAAATGGCGATGGCGGAACGAAATCTCCGCACAGTCTGGAGCTTCGGCACTCGTTATGACGAACACGTCATGATCGGAACCTACAACCTGATTGAACCGCTCGAAAAACTTCGGCGCGAACTGCTCTCGCTGATCTCCGTTCTGAAAGCCCAACGGAATGCGGAGGAAAAATGACAACGAAGCACATGCCGGGACCGTGGCGTACCGATAAACGCGCCCATGATGATGAAACTGTTGTGGTTCTGGGAGACGATGGGTGGCTTCTCATTGACATTCCAGCAACCTTGGGCAGTGAAACAGGAAAGGCACGACGAGAGGCCAACGCCCACCTGATCGCCGCCGCGCCGGACCTGCTGGAAGCGCTGGAGAAAATCGTAACTTGCTGCCGCGTAGATCGCGAACTTTCGCCTGATGTGGAATTTTGGCTACCGAAAGCCGAAGCCGCGATCCGCAAAGCCAAGGGAGAGTGAGATGCGATTCCGCGAGACGAACCATCTTCGGAAAATTGCAAACGAGGCAGGCAAGCAGATGCGCGGGCCGCATAATTCCAAATCGCACGCGCAGCAGTCTGTCGAAAACACTGCCCAGTGCGCTCGGTGCGGCTACATGCGCTACAGCCACGATCCGAAGGCCTCCGGATACGACTGGTCACGCAAAAACGGGATGTGCGAAGAATTCGTCCCATGATCCGCCGCCGCCCCAAGCCGCAAGGCATCGCTGACGTGCTGGACTGGCCGAATGCGGAAGAGATGGAGTTCTGAAAGTTTTGGCTGCGCGGGCAGTGGCAGGATCGGACTAAGACGGCGAGTAGAAATCCGGTTCTAGCATCCCGAAGGCCAAGGGGAAGCCCGCGCAGCCCGCCGTCAGAAAGATTAAGGAGGCAATATGGCGATGACGAAGTTGAAGCAGATCGAAGTGAAAGGCAAGAAGTTCCACATCTTTGTAAACGATGAAGGTAAGTTCTATGCAGATTTTGACGGTGATCAGATCAGCGCCGAATCTCTCAAGGGGCTTACCGACAAACTCGCTAGCCGGATCAAGCATTCAAAGCGCGTCAGCATTCCGATCTGCATGTGGGAAAAGGAAAGCTGGAGTGACAAGCCTGGCAAAATTCGCACCGGAGTCATTGTCGGTATCCATGGGAGCAACAACAACATCCTCGTGAAGTTCGACGACGAACCGAAGTCCGAGCAGGTCGGGTATGGAGATTTCTTTGATCCGAAACATGCGGACGAACTGAAGCGCCTGGCCGAGGCATTGCAGGATGCCGAGCAAGCCTTCGAGAACTTCAAAAAAAAGCACGAGATCGACGCCCGCGAAACAGTCCGCGAACTGCTCGGGCCTGAAAATGACGCCGCATGATCCGCCGCCGCCCCATCCCCAAATCCCTCTACCGCTGGCACCCCGAACCCAAAGGAC